CTCTGCCTCGTTCGATTCATCGGACAAAGCTTTTTTATCTTTTGTTCTTTTGTTCTTATGTTCTTGTTTGTGGTGAGTTGTTGGTGAGTTGTTGGTGAGTTGTTGGTGGTTTTGCTGGTGGTCTTTTTCTTCCACCTGATATAACCCCCAGTTAACAATGGATATAATAGAAAATTTGTTGGTGCTTTTGATGGTTAAAATTTCGAGTTTTTTTAAAGTTGCAAGACAAGTGCGTATTTTGTTCTCCGTTGTCTTAAGGTATGCAGCAGAAACCTTTCTTCCAAAAACAAACTGGCCGGGGTCAAGTTCAACCATCACATGGCCTACCATGTGTTTTGTTTTTTTATGGGTGGCCTTTAAAAGACAGTAGCTCATGAATTGCCAAAGATCTGCGTTTTGCAGAACTCCACCATCTTCAAGTCTTCGCCATATCTTTATGTAGCCTCTGTGCATTATATCCCAAGCTCCTTGCAAAGTTCTTTAATTTTCTGATCGTAGTCCTCGTAAGACGTACACTCTTCCCATATCAGAGCTTTCCTTTGTTCATACTCTGCCCATGGGTTGTTCCTCCTGGCTTCATTTCGGACTCGCACAGATTTCCAATATTCAGTTAATGGTTTATTCCAGTACCTTGAGTTGCAGCGAGGGCAAGCCTTCGGTTTGCTCTCGCCTCTTTGCATCCATGTGTGATCACATCTTTTACATTCTAAATCCATATTGCCTCCGTTTGGTTTGTTATGGTTCGACTATAGCACATTGCGAAAGCCTGTCAACCCGAAATCGACAGGCTTGGGGTTATTTAAGCAAGATCATCACCAGTAGAATTATTACAATAGCCGGGAATGGGCCGAGGAAATAAAATAGTAGGATTGCGCCGATTATGTCGAAAATCATATCTCTCCTTCGACTGCCACCTAAATGACAGCCTGGGTTGTTATTGATTAATCAAAAAACCCGAGCATTACCGGGAAGAAAAACCCAAACACAGGATCAGCGGTTTTTGTAACCCAAACAGCAAACGCTATAGTGGCTCCGGTTGCAGTCCATACTACCATGTGTACTATGTGACGTTTCATATCATTCCTTCGCCCGCCCGGAGGCAGGCTGGTGGGTTATTATTTTGTTCACGAAATGTGTTTCGTGAACATGGGGTGTGGTTTAGACTATGCGCCATTTTGAGACAGCCATTTCGCATATCTGTTTAGCGGTATAAGTTTCTGATATCTCATATCCTGCTGAATCATGGATGCCCCCACACTCATCAACCTCTAATTCTCCACCCCTTAATTGACACTGTATTTTTTCTTTATCTTTTAGGCCTGCCAAATGGGCTTCCTCATATGTCAGGTCGAAGACGGGTTCGTGACTCTCGTCGGTGCTGTCGTTTTCGGGGTCGATGGACGCAAATGGAGTCTTGACTTGATACCACCCTGGAGTCATGTACGCCGCATCGAGTTCAAATACAGGGCCTTCAACAATCCCATTCATAAAGTAGAGCAACTCATTGTTTTCGGCGCAAGATACAGACCTGCCTTCCCTCATGTTCCCGTGTTTAACATGGTCCCCATTAAGGGCCATGGCGATTGCTACGGCTGGATAAACATACTCCCTCGGCTCCTCCCAGGGTTGCCAAGGCGCTATGATCTCGCCAAAATCAAGCCCGGATGTGGATCTGGAGCAACTTTTCCCAGGGAAAAATTTTGAAAGCTTCCCGTCCCAAAGCCCGTATTGCTGGTTTGACTCATCTCCAACTATCGAAATGGGTTTCCCGGTTTTCTTGGTCCATATTGTAGCTTCTTTTAAATCCATTGGTTCCATGCTGTTTCTCCTTAATAAGTTATTTTGCCTTCCTTGGTTAAAACCTCTCCAGAATACACCCGCTTGTAAAGCTCATCCCTGCGTAATTTCTGGATCTCCTCGTATGTTTTGCCTTGCCCTGACGCAATATTCATAAGGCATCTGTGGCCGTCAGTTTTGAATATTTGGGTTATGGCCTGTCGCGAAATCCCGTAGTGATCCCCCGTGTAAGTCAGAGATGTATCAACAGCCATGGTGACTATTTTTAGTCGGGCTGCATTGTTGTATTTCCGGCTCATCTCTCAACCCCTCCATATATTTGATTGCCTTGTCTGTTTTCCAGTTGCGCTGAATATGCCCCTTTTCGAACTGACTAAGCTCCCCGTGAGACACTCCGGTTGCTCTCATGATAGCCCGATGGTTAAGCCCAAGCCCGGTCCGTAATGCGTAGTATTTTGATTTTGAGAATCGCGATGGTTTACCCATTAGAACCCTCCCCCTATCCACTCTTTGAGTTAGTGAACCGGCACTACGATCACAGTAATCGTAAACGCTATGCTCAATAGTAAAAGCAACGGCCAAAAGTATTTTTCAAGTTTTCGTGAAATAATTTGAATTATGAATTTCATGACCCTCCTCCTTTGTGCCGGGTTTCCCCGGCGGTTAATCATATTAGAAGATTAAAGACCCTGCCCAAACTGCGCAACCACTCGAAATAAGCAACAATAAAACGTCTGTTCCTATTGAGTTTTTAATGACCCTTGGATAACTGCAAAAAGAAATGACTAATCCTCTTAACAATATCCCCACTATCCCAACCCAAAAACTTACAGTTATATAAAACTCCATGGTTCCTCCTAATGCCGGGTTTCCCCGGCTAATCGTTAGCGTATGGTGAATGCTCCTACTGCGGTTGTCCAGTTGGTAGTTCCCATGGTGTCCATTAAGAGGAACTGGTCTGCTTCTTCGACTGGCATTTCAGAAAAGTCTTCGTAAGTTGCGTATTGGCCGTCTGTATATTTGATTTGGTATTTCATGTTGGGCTCCTTTTAAGTTGGTTTTCGTTTGGTTCTGATTCAACGTACATTTTGTGATGGGGTATGTCAAGCGTTATTCGTTATTAATATTCGTTATGAAAATTAATAATTAAAATACTTGACTCCTCGTGATGGGATGGTATGGTTGTTCAAACACCAACGAAAAGGAATTAACAATATGGACCTGAAATACAAAACAAGATTAAACGCGGCAATTGCAGCTACTGGGAAAAAGAAAAAAGATATCGCGGATGAGCTCGATATCCCCAGGGCAACCTTTTATTCTTTATGTGCAGGGCACGTTATGCCAGGACCAAGAGGGATACTGGCAGCTTACCTCGGCAAAACCGTTAAGCACCTGTTTGGGGGGTATCGATAATGGATGTAACTTTAAAAAATTGCGAATCTCCCGAAGACATGATCAAGGCTGTAAAGATAATAAATAGGTTTGTACTTTCTTTTTCATCTGGCGATTGCGGTAAAGAGTGCGCTTACAAGATGGGCAAAGATGCATTGCTTGTGAAGTTAACCAAGGCTGGAAACGTCATAGGGACTAAATCAAGAGTAGTTTGGTTACCAAGTCTTGACAAATGATAACCCACGGAGGCAAATATGACAAGCTTCGAAGCATACGAAATGATCATGAACGAAATGCGCAAGGGGCAGAGAAAGCAGGCGATAATTTTAGCAAAGAAGCTTTGGAGGTTTTTGTAATGGGGAAAATATCAATAGCAGACAAATACTGTCCCAAGGGAAACACGTTTTGGGAACTTGCAGACGCAGATGGGGACGCAGACGGTAACGGATTGCATATCGAGTGCACCTATAACGCCAAGCTTGAGATTGTTGAATATTGGCTCAACAGAGAACTTGTGGAGCAGGACAGCCTGATTGTCTTATTAGCAGACCTCTACGACAACGAGCAGACAGAAATGGATATCATAGACCACGAGATTACCGAAGAGGGGCACAGGATGTATTTAAGAGAGCATGGGGGAGAATTGTAATGACTGAAATAAATATGAATCTGCGCCAGAAGCTTGTTGAGATTAGGAAATCAATAGAGTTTTTGCAGAAAACAGAAAAGGGAGACCGGGGGAATTACGTTGACGCAGCGGTATTGCTCCACAAAATACGGGAAGGCATGAACACATATGGCGTTTTGCTTTCTCCATCCATAACAAATGCCGTGACAAAGCAGGTAGAAGCTCCGACAAAGAACAGTTCAACCAATAAAGATTTCATGGTTGATCTTCACATGTCTTATGCCTGGCACGATTCAGGCTCTGACGAGATAATAGTCGTTCCGTGGTTCGCTACTGGAACCCACATGAAAGACCCCTCTATGGCATTTGGAGGGGCACTGACATACTCTGAAAGATACTTTCTTATGAAATATTTCCAGATCCCAACATCAAACGACGATCCAGAATTGTTCGAACAAAAAACAACAGAGTACGTGTCCAATACTCAGGTTTTAGAACTTCAAAACATGGTAAATAGCAAAGGTTTCCCGGTAGATGCGACACTTCAGGCATTTGCAGCAAAAAGAATGAACGTTCAAAACATCTGGAGCCTTCCGGAAAGTAAGTTTGATGAGGCCAAGGGGCTAATAAATGCCCTGGAACCTAAGAAGGAGGCTGCTGAAAAATGATCCAGGGATCTCCAGAATGGTTCGCAGCCAGAATGGGCAAAATCACATCCTCAAGATTTGGGGATGTGATCGCAGCCCCGGCTACCAAGCGATACCAAAACTACCAACAAGAACTTGTAGATGATCTCATGGGAGTTCCCCACTTCGGAGAAGATGATAAGCCATGGTTCCGGCATGGAAAGGAAATGGAACCTGAAGCAAGATCTCAATACGAATGGTACATGTTTACTAAGGGGCATGAGGCCGAAGTTGAAGAAGTCGGGATGATAGTTCATCCTAAGCATGATTTCATTTCTTGTTCTCCAGATGGCGTAATTAATGGTTCTAAAGGTCTTGAAATAAAAAGCAGGATAAGCCACAAGGCACACCTTTCAAGCATAAAGGCAGGGCTGCCAAGCAACTACAAGCCGCAAGTCCAAGGTTCTCTTTGGGTGTCAGGGTTCGATGAGTGGGACTTCATATCCTTTTTTAAAGACCCTGACGGCATGGTCGATATGGATCTAAACGTTACCACCGTGTTTCCTGATCTTAGTTATTTTGAAAGGCTTGAAGGCGCTTGTCTGAGATTTTGGGAAGAGGTCCAAATACGAGTTAACCAAATATCAATTTAAGGGGATGACATGGTTATTAATAAATATAAAACAGGGATAGAGAATTTTTATCTGATAATTTCCCACAAAAAAAATGGGGAGACAAACTCGTCATATATTCTGGTTAATGATAAAAATACCAGCATGGTTGAAATCATTCCGAAATACGGGCCACTCACAATTTTAAATCAAGAAAATGTTTTGGAATCTTACCTTGATGGAAAAATTATTGACCGAGGGAACTGGGACCAAGAGTCGTTTGATGAATCAGGAATAAACGCCTTGCTTAGTGCGGGAGAGATTGAGGGTGTTATGAGGGTTATGAAAGAAAGGTTACCCAACTACTAACCAGCCCACAGCCCTGGCAACGGGGCGGGATAGGAGATAGCATGGCAATAATAACAGGGCTTATCGCAATCATCATAGGAGCATGGATGGGACACGCGATGACAGAGTGGGTCAAGCGGGACGTTCGCGCAAATAACTACACCAACGCCCTTCGGGGCACAAAGGATATGACATGAAAATAACAATCATAATGGCCGAGATGAAAATCATAATTGACACAGAAAGCGGAATCGTCGAGACAGAAAAAAAAACGATCACCCCGGCCCAGCGTGAGGCTGCTCTTAAAACACTCAGAATCAAACCCGCTAAACATTGCCCAGCTGCAAAGCCCAACGGGGAAGTATCAAATAAAATACTTGAAGCTCTGGCGGGTCGGAACGTTAGCCCATGCGGAGCCAGTGTCGAGCAGATTAAGGCCATGACAGGGTTAACAGGGAAGCGAACAGTAGCGAACGCTCTGTACAAGCTGCATAAGGCGGGGCTGGTGGAATCAGTTCGCCGCGGAGTGTATGTGAAGGCATGAAAGACCACCACGATATACAAAAGTTGAAAGCAGGATACGTTAAGGCAAACCTTGACCTTAAAACATTTAATGAAGAGCTTGAGTCTTTAGTGGATCCCAAAAGCGTAACCGAAAGAGATTACAGGGTAGGACGGGCCAAGGCTACGATTAGACTTAAAGATGAGAAAGTCGCCGCAACAATAAGTAAAGCAATCGTTGATGGAGAGACGGCAGATTTAAGGATGGAAAGAGATGTTGCTAAGTCCATGTGGGATGTTTGCAAAGCCAATATAGAACGATGCCACAAGCACATTGAATCTTACCGGACTCTGGTGAGTCTGGCTAAAACGGAGATTAACTTGAAATAGGGAAAATGATATTATGAAAAGAAATTTCATGAAAATAAAATTAACAGACGAACAAATCAAACAAATGGAACCTCTTTTTGATGAAGCTGAAAAATATCATCTGCCTGGGGTTAGGAATGGTGCAGTTATGGCACAGGCCAAGGTTGACCTCGCGACAAGGAAAGACGGCGTGCTTGTCGTTGGATTCGTAGGGCAGGAGCATGGGTTAATGATAGCGGAAATCCTCAATAATGCGTTCAACCCTGGGGACACGAAGTTATGAATCCACAGCCAAAACAAAAGCCCCTGCGCTCCAAGAAGGCAAGAGGATGGTTCCGGGGGCAACCGTGCCACATGTGCGGGTCTACTGAAACAACCGGACATCATGAGCCCTTGAATGGGCATGGAATGGGCAGCAAAGGGCCAGATGATCAACAAATACCTATGTGCTTTGGTTGTCACCGAATGAGACATGATGTTGGTAGAGACACCTTTTACAAGGCATATAGTATGGATTGGCGGGAGTCCGTTAAATACTACAAACAGCAGGTTAACGAATCAATAAAGGGGTAGGGGGTTGGGAATGGAAATACTTGAAGAAATGACCAAGGACGAATTGAAAAGATACATCCGTGGGCACGTAGGGTTTTGCATGCATCCACCAAAAAAAAGCGATCTGTTATTTTGGCGATGGGAAAATGAATCGGCAAAGCTCGATCTCAGGTCAAAGAAGAATATAGAATATGGTAGCAGTCTTAACATGGGAGAACGTGACAGGCTTGCGCGGCTATTTAATGCCACTCAGGATATTAATGAGCGGGTATCCTATGCTAATAAAATGAAACCATATGAGCAACAACTCAAGCAATATCTTGATGAGTCAAGAAGCATTATGGCGGGTGAACGTAAGAATCAAAAGCTTTACGACTCGATAAATATTGAGAGACAAAAAGAAAACAAATAGCCTTCGGGCGAGGGGGATGGATGATTGATTTAAAAGCACTAAAAGACAATAAAGAGGCAATCGCAGCTAAAGTTCATGACGCATGGTGGGACGAGAAGGAGAACCAGGGGTTTCATAGTCCAATAAACTGTTTTTCAATTGATGCGGAAGTTGCACATAATATAGTAGAAATATCGTCAGGCGAACATCAGTTCCCAAAGTTCCGCAAGTTTTGCGACAAGTGCCACACCGACATGTATCCGTATCCCGACCTTCCGGAGCATGTCAAAGATTATGACCGGGTAACAGTGGACGCTGTTATTAAGGCGATTGAGGATTTGGATATTTAAATAGCATAGCCCTTCGGGGCTTTGTCTTATTGTTTGACTTAACAGTTGACAGTTGCGCGGATATCATCTACTATTAATTAAACATTAAGAAAAGGAGGTCACTTTGGTTGAGTTAGTTGTTGCAATGAATGGTGGGGCTTTCGCGCAAAGTCAAGAAGTTGGCCCTAACTTTGAGAAAGAACACAGAAACGTTCTTCAAAAAATAGACGGAATAGTTGTTGATCTAATTTCGGCTGCTGGAAAGTCAGCAGTCGAAAACTACTTTGTGGAGTCAGTATACGTTAACGAGAAAAATAGAACGTACAGAAATTACCTGATGACAAGAGACGGTTTTTCATTGCTGGCTATGTCATTCACCGGTAAAAAAGCCATGGAGTTTAAGGTTAAATACATTGCTGCATTTAATGCCATGGAAACTTGCATAAAGTCAAAAAATCAAGCAAGGGCGATAGGGAAAGAAATACGAAAGTCTTTAACCGATGGCGTAAAGGAATCAGGCGAAAATGAGCGAATGCACGGATATGGTTATTCAAACTACACCAAATTCGCATATAAAACCATCGGGATCAATTACAAAAAACCAAAAAAAGGAGAACCTGATGTTAGGGACTCCTTATCGACTAATGAACTTGACAGGCTTAAAACTGTTGAGTCAATGATAAAATCATTGCTTGAAATCGGGAAAGAATACGACCAAATAAAGAAAACAATAACAGAAATATTTGGACCAAACCAAAAGAAACTGGAGGGGGAATGATGGAAAAGTTAACGAGCGCAATGAAAGAAATTCACGAAATGGAAACAGAGGCAACTCTAAGATCGAATGTAATCATAGAGAGGCTTTACAATTTTGCCCAAAACGAAGGATTGACTATTCCGAAGGAGATATGCGGTGAGATTGAAAACTTGAACGAAATATATACAACACTTCTCGGGAAAAGAATAGCGGCCAATGACCTTCTTGAAATAATGAAAAGCGCAATTTAACCAAAACCAAATAACAAAGGGGATGATGTGATGGGAGCAAGGAAAGTTGAGATTTTAAAGAACAAATATGTAACAGGCGGTCATCTGCCAGTTGGGAAAGAGGGTACTGGCGTTTTTGGAACGTTTATACAATACAGCATGGGCTACGAAGAGTTCGAAACTGGGCCAGGAAACTTTGCGACCGCAATAGTTGAACTTGACGACGGGTCCGTACTTAATGAAATGGTTGAATTTATTAAGTTTGTGAAATAACCAAAACCAAACAAGAAAGGATAGGGGATATGAATAGAGAGCTTACAGAAAACGAAAGAAGTCATAAACACATGGAGTTGAATTGGGCAGTTAATGATTTAAGATCAATCGTTGACCATGTTAATGAATTATTAAATGAAATAGTCGGCCCAAAGTCAGAGCCTATCTGCGCAAAAGATAATGGTGCAATAATATCAGAACCAACATTCGCGGAAGTGTTATCACAATCACCGGATAAAATCCGTAAACGCATAGCAGAAACCCATGAAATCATCGAGCAAATAAGAAACCAATTATTCTAACCCCCAGACCTCGGCAAGTCGCGAAACTGCCGGGAGGTGATGTGGAAGATTACGAAGCGAAATATTATGAACTAAAAAAGTTCCTGATTAATTTAAGGCCCTATTGTGATACCTGCAAACATAGTGACAACGAAAGCGTGTGTGATGAGTGCAACAGAAAAGCCTTTAACTGGTCTTTTGATGAAAAAGTCTTAAATAAGGATGGGTGATGAGCGAAAAATTACAGGCTGAAATTGATGCACTTTGCAGCGATGAAAGAAAGTGGGAGTGGGTTGCTAATAATCAGAATACAGGAGTGGTTGTTATTCTGGATAATGATGACACATTCGCGGCAATCCCTGGGAAGGATGACGACGATGTTTATTTTAGGTTTGACAACTATATTGGTAACGGGCCTGGGGTCCCAGGTCTTCTCGATTCCTTTAATATAAAAAGCCAATCATGTTAATTCAATAACCATAGACCTCGGCAAGTCCCAAAACTGCCGGGAGGTGGTATGGATTTAATATATGCTCCTGCAAGGCATGTCGCTCATCATAATGGGTATCCGATAACGGGGGTTTTTATAGCAAAAAGGCTTGCTCTTTTTATTATGTACAAAAATAGCCTTGGCAAATGGAGATTTCCGTTGGTTGTATTACCGCATGAAAGAGTAAACATCATGCACCACAACGCAGCCATGGTTTCTCTTTATAACGGAACTGTTTATTTAACCAAGAAGTAGGGAGGTGATATGGATAATTTAAAAATAAAAGAATGCCCATTTTGCGGGAACGATGATTGCAGAGTTGAAAAGCATATTGGTGGAAGATATTTTGCTCAGTGTCGGAACCCGCGATGTGCAGGAAACAGTGGTTTCAGTGATTCGGAAAGTGGTGCCATAGAAACATGGAACACAAGGGCCGACTGCCTGGAGAAACTCGGGATTGTGACGGTGGTGGATGAGATAGACACAACGGCAATGGATCGAGCAGGGTTATCTCTGGCATTAAAAGCATTGTTGCTTACGAGAGATTATGTGGGGGAAGATATGCTTCCCGCATTGCCAGGGTGGGAATGGTACGAGGCGTGTACGCTGTTGTCAGGATTAGTTCCAGAAAGCCCATGGGTGGAACAGTTCAAGCTAAGAAAAGAAGCATATCTAAAGAGCGCGAAAGGAAAGTGATGTGAAAAACAACACAATGCAATTTCTCGGAATGAAAAACAATGTTCATCTTTGTGATAGTTGTACGCATGATTTTCCAACATGCAAAATAAAATCAGATGACGTGATTTACGGAACTGGAAAAGGGAACGATAACATCGCGGCGTGTTCTCTGCATGTTCCCGTAGGGATGCACATGGATCTGGAGAAGCTCGGGGTTGTGGAGGTGGTGGATGAGGAAAAGGTGAGGTGGGCTGAAATCATAATGCACACATTTGAATATGGGAGGCCCCCAGGGTCTCTCGATGGGAATGTTTACGGGAAAGCCGATGCCTACCTAAAGAGCGCGAAAGGAAAGTGATAAGGTAATCGTGATTTATCTTGATGACGCAGACGGGGAGCATAATAAAGCGTATAATCAGTGCGGAATGAAATGTTCTGAGATCGTCGCGCTTCTCGAATCTGTAAAAGCATCTTTTGTTAAAATGTTAAATGGAGAATAGCATGGACAAAACAACATTAGAACGAATAGTCAGACGGTCACTGCACAGAGGGACAACACTCCCGGTGGAAATCCGGTTAAACGGAAGGGAAGTCGAAAAGGAAGTTTCGAAAATGATCGCGGAACTCGAAAAGGACGGGATTATCAAAGCAACGTACAGTGGGGGGAAATGATGAATATACTTGCAGGAATAACCAATTTTGTAGGCGGTGGGTTATTTAAAGAAATCAAAGAGGCAATAACTTCTTATTTCCCACCGGATATGACTCCGCAGCAGAAAGCAGAAATGGAGATCAAGGTTTCGCAAATGCTTGAGAACAAGTTGGAAAAAGCCAATAATCTTTTAAGCGATGCGTCAAAGCAACTTGACAGCCGGATTGCAGAGCAGGAGGGAACCGCAAAAGATCTCCAAGGCATTCCCCTTCTTGGCCCAATCGTTCTGTTCCTGCGCGGAGTTCAGCGCCCTGCATGGGGATTCGCTACGATGTGGATGGACTTCAAATGGTTTTTCGAAGCTGGGGTGTTTTCCGACAAACAAGAAACGGCGATGATCGTGATTAACATGCTTGTTTTGGGATTTCTCTTCGGTGAGCGCACAATCAAAAACCTGGAACCGCTGATTGTGAAGATTTTTGGTGGGTCAAAATAACAACACGGAGGGGATATGGGTGAGGTAATTGCGACAATAGGTCCTGGTCCTGACACGGACCCAAACCACATACTTAAAGATGATGATATATTGTGGGTATGTAATTGTGGAGGTGATTTATTCTTTTTAACTCCAGACGGGGCAGTATGTCAACAGTGCGGAATAGTCCGCATTCAATGTTCAGAATAAATAACAACACGGGGGAGATATGAAGATCAAGCTGTGGAGGTGGCCGGAGGTGGACCCAAGAGATAAGTGCCAGGGATGCCATTACGAACATACCGATACTTATTGCAGGAACTATGAGTGTGGATATGGGATATTGAAGTTACAAAAGCCAAATGAGCCAGAACCTGAGTTTGTTGAGGTGGAGGTGGAAGAGTGTGGGGATTTATAGTTGATGTAGCCACGATGGCATTATGTTTCTATGTGTTGGTAGATCTGTCTGTTTGCAAATCAAACCAGCGCGAGATATTGCACAATCAAAACAAAATCAAGAGAAGAATGGAGGAACTCATGAAACCATAAGGCATAGAGAACGACTCGAAAACAACAAACTAAACCCGCCATTATCTTCGTCGATTCAGGCGGGTTTTTTATTTTGAGATGATTTTGGATTGGGATTGTTTGAGAGCGTCTATTTCGAGTTGGAGTTTTTCGGACTTTAGCGAAGATTCATGTTCCTCCGCTATCAGCTTTTTTCTCATCGCGTCTGTTTTCCGAATTATGAATATCGAAGCAACTGCCCCGATCAGACCGACCACAACCCCGACCACCTCCGGTATCAGATTTAACCACTGGGCCACGCCGACCCAGAATGTTGAAGTTGCTATGGGGGCGCCTATACGATCCATATTTGATCCAAACATAGCCTTGGAAAAGCATCGCGATGAATCCAACACCGGCTGTACAACATCCGAAGATTTCCCGCCATTCCATAGAATATGCTCCCCCGAAATAATATCCACAATACCCAACCCCAGAACAAGAGAAACATTCTGTCGTATTGTCCGGGATCTTGACCCATGAACCACGTAATAATCCCGAATAAGTTAATAAAAATTGAAGTCCATGCGGCAATTGCTAATTCGTCACAATCTCCAAACCTGATAATGACACCCGTGACAATCATCCCAACGACACCCGCAGATACATAATAGGGCTGATCCCCCATGAGAGATGAAGCAGCACTATGGTAGATAACAGGAATCAAGAACAGCAAAGCCACCACGGTCTTGTGTTTGGTTGATTGGTTGGCCCCCAAGATGAGGGCCATTATTGTTAAGATATCAATGGTCACGTTTTTTTATTCTTGGCCTTTGCCTTGGGTTTCTTCTTTTCAGAAACTACAATCGGTTTCTTCTTTATAACACGTTTTCTGCCTTTTCCGCCAGCTGGCATGTTGTCACCTTTTATCCTTATGGGGTATATTCGTAAATTCCAGAATGTATAAAATCCGTTGCTTGCTGTTTTGTGCTAAAATACGCAATTTGAAAATCAGCAATTTGAATGGTAGCTGATCCCCCACCCAATGTCCTGAACGCAGGAGCCAACCCCACTATTTCACCCGCGCTCCTCATATCAATCATTGCAACAGTAGTCACCCACTCATCCACAGCACCTATTCTGATCGCATTAAGCTGGTTTGATGCTAACCCATCCCAGATGTATGCGTCGAATATCTCATCTGCGCCGGAAATGACTTTTACTGCTATGGTTGACACAACCCACATAGCTCCTGCAGGGATAGTAGCCCCTATGGTGCCGTCAAATATCTGGGCATTAGCGGGTATTATCAACTGGGAACAATCATCATAAAGTAATCCCCCGCCGAGTACGGTTGTTGTAGATACTGTGTTTGAGCCTACAAAAGTATGTGCTGCCCCTTCATAGGCATACGCCAGGGATGTCCTGCTGGTAGCCTGAGATTTTACGCTGCGGTGCGCCATTCGTAACGACATAGCCTCGCCCGTAACATATGGTCCTATTGCGGCCGGAGCAGTATGCGACCATTCATCCACTAATTTACAAAAAAATCCAGATGGATTATAAAGCTGAAGTGACGAAGCATCCTCTTTTACCATATGATACGCACCCGAAGAAGCATCTATTCTGCAATCTCTTGCCACGACATCAGTGTCCCCGGCAAGATCAACGTCTTTTAGATAAGACCCGGCTATCACTACATTTTTAGCATTATTTAATCTTATATCCCTCGGTGTGTACGCTACCGAATCGATGGTCACTGATGCAGATGTGGCGTTATTTTCAAACCACACGTTCCTTAATTCAAAAGGAGGGCTATTTACTATTGACCCTAGCCCATCCACGAATACCCCAAAACCCGGATTAGACTCGAATAGGCAATCCGTCAAAGTTGTCTGACCGTATCCATCTGTACTATCCTTTAGATAAAAAGCAGCTAACTCCATCTCCTGAAACTGACAACGCTCTAATCTGTCAGCGCCTACGTGCATTATCCCCCCAGAGCTATCGGTTGCGTGGTACCCAAAATCAAGGCGGGAGAAATGAGCATTAGTCAGGCTGTTGCCAATGTTACCAGACTGTTTTTGTAAACCGTACGTGTTCGCCCCAGGCACACCTCCTCGAAATGTTATGTTGTCAAATATCCATCTCCCAGCAAGTTCAGGGATACCCCCATCATCATTCATCGTTACGCATCCAGCCCCAGGAGTATCAACCGCGTCAAACGTCAAGTCACTTATTTTGTAAAAATCCCAATCTCCATAGGGCACAGAATGTCTGCCAAGCCGCAAGGCAAACCCATCCTCCGAAACTGCGTTAAACGGCTTTAATATTGTCGACGAGCCTTGCCCCTGAAGTTCATAGTCGTTTAGCAATACATTTAATCTGTATTCCCCGGTAGGAATCACAAACCGAGTGCCGTTTTCAAGAGTCGCCACACCCGCTAAAAACGCAGCAGAATCATTTGTTATGTCATCACCTTTCATGCCTGACATTTTCGCCGTAAGCGGGATGCTTCGAATGACCATCCAACGGCCAGTATCAACTGATGAAACTTTTATGATATTAATGCCATCATCTGCTGCTATGCTCGATGCGTCCCAGTAAAAATCGTTACCACCGCCATCAGCTATAACATGATATCCATCAACGGTTGTCCTATCCCCATCTTTGGCCCCGCTAAATAACCTGAGTGCGGCGATGTTCGGCACGCCTTGCAATATGGTTATATTTTCGGAATTATCACCTGATAAGTTTGTGTTTTCGGGAACGTAATAATATTGAGTACCTGTAGAGGATACTATTTTTAGCGAGTAGTCCCCATCAACCATAATCGTGATAGGGGATCCGTTATAAAGAGGATACCCACCAGCCGATGTGCTAAGAGGCTGAGAAACCTGCACAGTAGACCCATTTTCCTGTAAAACACTTATCTGTTTCTGATTAATTTGAATCTCGGGATCAAGGTCAACTTCCCCTACATATACCTTAGCATTTGATAGGGCTCTCGAACTCCCAGGATTACCGAAATACTGCGGTGCAAGCTCCACAACATTGAGCGCAAATGAGTTCGATGCGAGGAGGGCGGTTGATAAAAGTATAAACGTGAATAGTTTGAGTTTTTTTAGCATGGGGCTATATTCCTTTCAGGGTTGGGAGTTGTGGTGTTTGCGTTTTGTTACTGTCCTTACCAATGGTTTCCCCGGTAAGATATCCCATTGCACCAACTACGGCAAGATCCTTTAAAGACTTATCATCAAGAGAGTCTTTCCAACGTTTATATTCCTTGATCTTCTCAAGCATCCTTTCGGCATCTTTTAGTTTTACTGCTGTGTCAAGATTACCCTTCGCCTTCGCTTTTAACAATCCCCTAAAACGTGGGCTTGCAAGAAATTCATCAGCTGCGATACTTCTCTTGGTTCGCTTGGCTGATAAAACAGATCCTATAACCCCGGCTGTTCCTGCGCCTGGGACACCCACTACCGTTCCAATACCTTCTGCTGCTGCCACCTTTTTTGCAGTACCGTAAAGTCTGGATGCAAGGTTGTCAGCTTCGTCAAACATGCCAGGAACCGCCGCGATTCTTCCAGTGGTAATCCCACTTTTCCGTGCTTCTCTAATGCCTCCGATTACGGTGTGCATTAGGTCAAGTCTCTTCATTGCTTCTGGCCCAATCGCATCAGTTAACCTTTTTTTAGATCCCTTGTGCCTGTTTAGCCCCACCATGAAATCATCAAATCCTGGGATATTCAAAGACCGTTCAGCCCGTGAACCTTGGACAAAAGCATCATTAAGAGATGAAACAACAATTGATTTCTTTATTTCTGGCCCAACTTCTGTTGGGATATTATCCATTAAATCATCAAACTGTTTTGTATTACCGTTTTGTAGTCCTAACATTGCCGGACGACCTTTCGCAGTAACAGAACCGGCGAGGTCTTTGCCTATTACCTTTACCAACTGCTTTTCTATTGTTTTGCGACTTACAATAAGTTGTGATGCTGTGTTATACAAGTCTCCGATTCCCTGACCTTCAGCAACAAGTTGTTGGTCTTTTCTAAGGGATTTGTATAGCTGCTTAAGTGCTCCTTCGTCTGCGTCACGGAATGGCCCAGAGTTATCCTTAAGAGCTTTCCCGATTTGCTTACGGTACTTGTCGAGCCTTGCGTATGTCGGTTTTGTTTTTGGACCTAAATTCTTGAGAAGCCCGGCCTCTTTTGTGCCAAGGTATTTTGCTCCTCCAAGATCCGTTGCCATCTCATTAATAAGACCGATTGTGTTGTTTGCTGAAACCTTCAATCCCTTCGGTATCTTTGCACCCACGGCTGTATATGCCTCGTCTGCTTTCATTTCTAAGTCATTAATAACAGATTTTGAAGAGTCTCTAAACCTATCAGAAAGAGAGGACTTATCAATCTCTCCACCAAACTCAACAATCAACTCATCGGCTTTTTTTGACAGATCTCCTATCAATCCTTTTTCTCTGGCTGCAAGTTGCGATCCCGGAATGGATTTAAGCCCCTGTTCGACTGCCACGAATGTAGGGTTCTGCGAAGAGTGAGAGGCAAGCATTTGATCAGCCACCCCAAGTTCTTCTGCTGCCTCGATAATCTCTTTTGATGGTTTAACATCTTCTGCGATATCAGCAGCTTTCTTCCCTGGACGGACTCTTGTTGTTGCGGCAGTTCCAATTTCTCCAGCAGATTCGACCATGCCTGATTCAAGTATATTTTCAGGCAGCACATCTTTAAGTTCGTCAAGTTCTATTCCGGATCTCTTTAGCCCTGTTCTTATTTCGGGCATTAGGTTGCCTAACTTATCATAAAGTGCGCCTATGTTTTTCCCTTTAAGCATTTTCCCAAGCGCCATTTTTTTAGCGAGTCTGGTCCCTTTTAATCCAAGGATTTCAGGAATTGCGCCGAGCATGGTTTTAGCCGCAGCCCCTCCAAAAGGCCCCGCTATATCATACCCTATATCTCCAACGCCCTCAGAAACTTTACCGGCAAGCCCAACAACAGGCGCTAATGTTTCCCCAACAGCTTGCCCTACCACCGCCCCGCCCCTTGTTCTCGGTTGGTATGTCATTCCCTCCTGAACCTGCTTAACGGTTTCGGCTCCTGCTTCTGGTCCTGAAGTTATTGTCTTGGCTATCCCGGCAATTCCAGATACAGGTTCAGCTATTACTCCGGTTGCCATGGTTGCGGCGAGTTCTCCGGTCCCCATGATGTAATCTAATATTCCAGGTTCATCAAGATCAGTGGGTTCAATCGGTTGGCCTGTAAGAGTTGATATTTCATCGCCGATGCGCTGCGGAGGTTGTTCAACTCCACCGAACCTTGATGCCGGCAAAGAATCTGTCCCGTTAACAGGGATTCCACCAAATTTAGATGTCATAATGGTTTCCTAAAGAGTACGCCGTTTTCAAGATAGGCTGTCCCAGGCGCAAGGCGGTTAAAATCCTCTTGTGTTGTTATTTCTTGGGGCACTTTTGTTTTAGGCTGTTGACGTTCTCCTTTGCCTGATATTACTTTCTTCATTATTGCTAATCGCGGTTTAAGAGCCTTTGTTTGAGCCTTTATCCATGCATCCAATGCCCTTGGTGACATGGTTGGGTGCATTGCCTCCACCTCTGCCTCGTGCGCCTTGTCTGTCATCCCTCCACCCCTCATAACGGAGGCTATCTCCATAAGCGCATCGTTGCGTAATGCCATATATTCCACAAAATCAGGATCGTTCACATTTTCTTTGTGAAACTTTTGCATTCCACCAATTGCTCTAATGTTGCTAAAATCAACTTTTTTCCCGGCATCAACAACGTGCTGCATGATATCGGGTAATACCTCGGCTGTCATTGTTTTCTGTCTAAAGGCAGGGTTTTTTGATAATGCGTAATCCGCTGTGGCTGATCTGATATCCAGGTCTGGATTTAACTCTTTCGCGCCTGAGACTATCTTGTTATAGGTGTTTCCCCTCTTGGGGAGTTGTGATGCGTCAATTTCCCCATTAGCAAGCATTGTGGCAAGCCTTAACTCATGTTCTGAAAGTCTGCTTTCATCGGCTACAATCTTGAGTTTTGCGAAATCAGGATGTTTTAAGCCATATTCATAATTCCTTATCTCTGCGGTTGTTTCGGCTTTCATTGTTTTATCGGCTTTCATCCAATCCTTGAAAGATCCTTTAAAATCATCTTTTAGCCTTGCATATTCAAAGTTTTTAATATCGGCAGTTCTGGTGTCCTTGGCCTCCGGGGTGACCATACCCTTCTTGACTTTTCCGTACAGATCGGGGTTAATTGACAACAAGTCCCGACCTGCATCAGCGTCACCGCCTATCATTAGCCCTGACAATTCTTCTTCTCGTTGCCCTCTTTTATTATCATCTTCAAGGCCCTGTTTCTTCCGAACCGCAAAGTATAGTTCAGGGTTTTCTTTAAATAATTCTTCAAGGTCTTCATCTTTCCCGCTTTGCATAGCGATCGCCATAAGACCTCTAACCTCCGCGACCTTCTCAGACGCCCTCTTCATCGCATCTTTTTTCCGCTTAATCTCCCCGCCCTGCCTGATGGATTCGCCCCAACTCGCCATCCCACTTGAGAGATCCCCGCCGGGCTGGACGTAAAAATCACTTGCTCTCGCCATTGGTTTCCTCCAGATATTTAGCGTGGTAGATTTCGGCTAAGATGTTCCAAATGTCACCACCTTGGGGTTTCTGTTGGGGTTGCATAGGTTGCCCCTGAGGAACTTGGGGTTGTCGCTGTGGTTGCATCCCCGGTCTTTGTGGTTGGGTAACGGGGTTGACTGCCCCCGGTGGAAGTCCTATTCCTGGAAGTCCTATATTATTAACCATGAGTAATTCCTATTTTTGGGTAAAGAACAAACATAAACATATCTCGCATTATAACAGCTTCCGGGAACTTTCGGTAGACTTCATCAGCCATGCAGCCGAATGATTCACCGACCATGCCCATTTTGTTTGCGACTATGTTCCAATCCCATCGGTAAAGATTCAGGCCGTTTGATTCGCCTATCTTTTTGATGTTCTTTTTGAGGCGGCGGTCGGAGAACCAACCTGTATTGGATATCATCTCCCCAATGCCCTGGAGAGCTCCGGACTGATAAACGTCTGTGCCAAGTTTCAGACCACCCATAATGTTATCAATCATTTGCTGTTTCTCGGCTTCTTCTCGCTGCTGTGCCGCGGTTCTTCCGGCTGCTAATGTTTCGCCCGTAGAAGACATGCCCTCTGCAATTTGCGGTGCGTAACTTCCAAGCCCGGTTAACGTGCCGAGCCTAGACATTCTTTGGTTGTAAGAATCAAGCAAAGCCTTGCGCTCAAGTTGTGCATTGTAATCGTACAGAGCCTCGTTAACATTGCCCGAGCGCAATCCACCAGTTGCGCCAGCGCTTCTTAATATCGCTTCTTCCCCTGCCTCACGGCCACCCATGATTGATTTATAAAGTGGTGATGCTATTGTTTGGTCGATAAAGTCTTGTTGGGTCCCTGTTCCTCCAGGTAGACCAAGGCCACCTGCCATGGCTTCTGTGGCACCGGTTCTGATAGCAGATCTCGAAGCATCTTGCTCCATTAAGAAATTGGTGGCGTCCTGTTTCCAAAATGCTTGCTCTTCCGCAGGAGATCCCTGAAACCCACCAGATGCACCCGCGCCGAACATTTCTTCCATTTGTCCCATAGTCATTCCCTCCATCCCAGGCGAACCCGCAATCCCTGACAGCCCACGGTCCTCACCAGATGGGCCGTGGGTTACAGATTGATTCGGATCATTATATATTTGGTTTATAGTTAGCCCATTTTGCTCCATAAATTTCTGCGCCTCAGGTGCAGAAATTCCGAAGTCGTTCATTACTTTTTTTTCAAGGGCCTTTGTTCGGTCATAGTTGAATTTCAGGGACTTGCCGAACGCTTGGAGAGGGCTGCCCATTCCCCCACCCATTAACGGTTTCCCGAACATATCAAAACCAAACTTAGCAAGTCCCGGCAGACTCTTGTAATCGTATGGCGCTTCCGGACCCTGGTATGGCGTGGTTGTTGTGCCTACATTCTGGACTCGCTGTGCTTGATCATACTCAATATCGAAATTCTTAACGTAATCACGATATTGGTCGATCATCGAACTGGGCACGCTTTGTGGAGCCCCGCCCATCATGGCCTGATCGTATCCCAGGCCACCACCGCCGCCCTCACCAATCCCCCCGAACCCTAAGTCACTGTCGGTGTTTTGATATCCACCAAACCTGCTAAAGTCGCCAACTGGTGTAGTATTGCTCCTGTCAGATTTCGTGTTGCCACTGTCTGACGTTTGCCTACCAGAGTGGGAATCTCTCCCAGATTCACGGTCGGCTTTTTGTTGTTCTCTGCCCATTCGATCTCCTATTTTCCGAAAACTCGACCCTGGCCTTTTATGCCGAAATCAATAAGCCCGGTCAAATCATCTTGTATCAAAGCCTCCATGTAATCGCCACCAGCCCCGCTCAACTCAAAGATTGCCTCTGATTCTTTAATCGTCCACCTTCCAGCCGTGCCGTTGTTCCCTGCCGGGGCTTTGTCGCTATATTCGAGGTTAAACATATCTGCACGCATATCGCCGTTAGTTCGCCATACGGTGCGGGAGAACACTTCACCCTCCTCAATTGTCCGAATCACTACCCCGTTGTCCAACGCCGCAATGCCTCCAAACTTCCCATCATCTCCAGCCGAGGCATGAATCATGGACGGTAACAGCCGCGTCACCTGATATAATGATTCAGGACCGGTTGTTGGAGGGATTATTTTAAACGACACCGGCGTTACAGACCCGTCGACGGCCATGTTTCTAACCACAGACTGTATGGCATCTCCGATAGCGTAATTCCTATCGGCTGGCCTGTTTAGCGTAACGGCGTTAACAACAATGGCCCTAATAACAAACGGGAGTTCAATGTTGTCGTAGCCGTTCCTCAGCTCAATGATGTCCCCGACAGAGAGCCCGGCCGCACTCACAACATTTATAGTAATGTCCTGAGATGTAACCCCAACAGCTAATGTGGTTGCTGCTACGTCGTCCAGTTGGAAATATTTATTTATAGGGGATTTATGCACCAGCCCGTCAGTTACATTTAACGCACCTTCAAAACTTGTGATATCCTCGACTAAACCGCTTTGTTCCCCTACCGCCTGTAACCGCGAAACCCCAAAACGGTACTTAGTGATGTAGAAATTAGATATCGATATCTGGTCGGTTGTGTGGAATCGAATCAAGATTCCGTTCGCGCCGGTTGTAGGAGGTAGCGCAAAGCCCCTTGAGGGATATTTTTCGTTATCGGTGGATTCGTCCACCACCTGTGTTAGTATGTCCCCTGAATTAAGCAAGAGAATTTCGGTATTCGAGAGCTCACTGGCCAGTGATCCCAACCCGATAAACGTGGAGCCCAGTGACCCCTCAAAATGAAATAGGATCTCTTTGGGATCGTTTATCGTATCATCAACTATTGCGGAGTGTAGGTTATCGAAGGGGTCTGTTATGTTTCCGGAAAAATTCCCTATGTCCGACAATGCCACATCGATATCTTTTGCATACACCCGGTCGCCGTTCGTAGGCACAGGATGCTGCACATCCACAGCCGACCCGTCAGGGTTTTTTAATTCGATAGGGACATTACTATTATCTGTCAGGTCAACAACTTTATCGTCCTCATCGGATATGATTGTCTGCCTAATTAATGTCATTAATACCAACCTTTTGTAGCTGAATATTGCAAGTCAAGATGCTCTAAATCTATGAGAAATTCGCTGTCGTTTTTACCATAAAGGAGCTGCAGCCCATACGGAGTGATCCACGCTTTGTTACCAGACGTACCAGAGTTAATTACTCTAAGAGCAGCACCATCAACACCCATTGGGAGAGTGGCTAATATTACACCCGTGTCGGTGTCGTTGTATACTGTCTCGTCTGACACGGCAATATTATAAGGAGACATACCAAGCGTAACAACCACGTCATTTTTTACCCGGCCTTCACTCTGGACTATCCCTGTAACTTTTAATATCTTATCTACGAGATGCCAGAACAAATGGCCGTTATCCTCAATCAGCTTCCCGCCCTCAACGAAAGGGATTGATCCATTTGTAAAATCAGTCGGAATCTCCTCAAGCTTTTGGTCAATCTCAACGTCTAAAAGGTCAGCGATGATTTCCATGCTTGATATCATTGAAAGCCACGCTTCGATCATCGCGGGTGGCCACTTCGGGTTCATCTCCTGAAGTTCTTCAGGAGATAGATCAAGACCACGAAGTAGATTTACTGTTTTAGTATCAGGAATAAAGTACCCCCATTTCGGCAAAAGCCATTCGTGAACGCGAAGCACCGCGGAGTTTAAAGCTCGTCCAATCGTCCACGATCCCGAGCCGCCGCATAAAAAACCTTGTTTTGTATTCGTTCGGGAGGCCGTATAATTCCCAAATCTCTTTACCATATGTCAGCCCGTCATATGACATGGAAAATGCAACCGTGGCGTCTGTCGTGGTCGTGAACCCTGGGATTGTTTCAATGTTAATTTCGTCAATAGAATACGTTTCAAGGTCGATGAAAGGAGTATAAAGAATCCATTCGGCCAACTCGTCATAGTGGGTTGAGACGGTGTGGTCTATTTTGCCTATGTATTCGTTGCGACGATCACCCACAATCCATTTAGATGACCGAGCATCAAGTACGGCATTTATCCCACGGTAAGGAGCCGAGCCCTTAACGTCAGATTTTAAAATGCACCAGGCAACACTTAGTCCGAATTTGGTTGCCAGGGTAAAATTAAAACACAAAGTCTCATTTGGTAAGTGGATTATTACAAAAGCAACATCCTGTTCCCGCCGACACTCCATTCGGATATCTGCAAGTTCGGGTTCGGTGTAGGTTGCCAGTATTTTGTCAATCTCTCGAGTAGATATCTTTTCAACGCCACCGATGGTAACCGCATGGACAGAAACGGACTCCTCTTTTCTTCCACCTACTATGTAATAGGTCCCGCCGCCTTCGCACTTTGCATGCGTTGCGACGATCCCAATCTTTTTTGCCCGGGTATCGAGCCTCCGGAACCTAAACCCTGTTGTGATTGTGGCTCCCTGGTCGACGAATGTTTCCGCTGTGTACCGACCCCAAACAATAATTTTGTCCTCTTGGTTTTTAGAAACACCTAGGGTTTTGTCAGGCATGAACTCAGCAGTCGCAAAGTCCAGAGGATCAATCTGTGATTCATCGCTTGCCTTGGTGTGATATAGGTACTCGCCATCTGTTAGAAAATAAATACCGTTGACCCACACACCGTCTATTGGCTCGCCTAAATCCGGGTCCGTAATTTCCACCAAACCATTAATCGGATCATAGAGCCACATATCACCGTTAGCGATTATCGCCTGTGTGGTGAATGAGTATGGCAAAGCAACTTGTTCCGCACCTGGGATATCGCCCAGTTCAACAACAGTACCCGAAGAACTCACCTTAATCAGTTTCTGACCTGATATCCGGTATTGGTCTTCGAAACGTTCGTTATAAATACCCGCCCTATCAATGCCTGCTCCGTCACCAATCTTGGTAAGGCCAGGGTAGCCGATCATGTAACCTTTTGCCCCAAGGATGTCCCGAGCAACAGCGTACATATTCACGGGCAATGCGTCCCGGTAATCTGTCTCTGGGCCTACTTTGTCACCTTTTATGAGAGTAACGGGCATTTTTGGCATTAACGGATCTCCCGGAGTTCAAAATTAATAAGCCGGGTAAATACTCGACCGGTATCCGAGGTTGCCACTATTTTTACCTGAAGAAAACCACTTGGCCTGCTATCATCACCCAATCCTGTCGCCTGGATCCTGTAATTTACGCCAGGAGTTGACAAAGAATTAGACAATATGGTTAACCCAGTATCAGCCTCGATTGTGTAGTTTGTGATGTCTTCAATGTTGCTAAGGACAGAATCGAAATGCTCCGTAAAATCGTCAACGTTCCCGATAAACATCTTGTTTGTTTTGCAGGAAATCGGTGCTTGTTCGACTGGTCTGTGAAACCTGTTCCATCTGGTTGTGTAGCGCGTTGCCCCGCTTCCTCTCGGCATGCGAGATGGATATTGAGTTGGCCTGACTTGGGCTGTTGCTGAGGAGATAAAAGAAAAAGAGGCTCTACGCCTTGACATTAACAGAGGATCTGGTTGCATTCCTTTACCAAAAGTGGATAGCAATCTCACTGCGAGATTTGTTATGAACGCTTCCCAATATTCTCGTGGAACATTATGAACACTTCCCGAATCGGGCTCATCTTCAAAATTATAACCTACGCAGATATTGCGCCCAGGGGATCCCCATTCCGCTGCCATGTTTTCGAGCATCGCAAGCACAAGCGTAAGTTCCGGACCCGTTGCCTTCTTTGTCAAGCCAGATATTCTGGCCTCATCAAATGCGCTGTCCACGAAATCACCTTTAAGGCTACCTGTGATCATTAGCAAGCTCCGCTTTCAGGGTTTCAATCCTGGCTTTCTTCCAGTTATCAATGCCAACATCCTTTGCCATCCGTCTGACTTGTTTATTGCTCATGCCATCAAGGTCCAAAGGGACATCAGATATGAGATAGGCATCTTCCGGGGAGATAAACCAACCATCACCCATCGCCACCCGCATCTCGTCAGGCTTAAAAGTTTGCATCTCACAGACTGTCCCCCGTATGTTATGAGTCGTGCCCTGCCGGTATAGTGCAACAGCCATGGTATTCCTTTGAGTGACGGGATTTCTCCCGCCATTAAATGTTAAGAGATTGCTGCGCCAATGGCCTCAAGGTTTGTTTCGCCGTCTGCGTAAACAACTGTTGTGTCATCGGCGTCAAGGTTAGTTGTCCCAAACGCGAAATCATCCTCTGAGCCGATTGCTGTTACTGTGCCCAGCCGAGCATGTCCAGCCGCAGCCGCAGGAATCCCGGCGATTGCAAGAGCAGCCGAGGCGTAGCCGGTCGCGTTGTCTACTGCTTCAATTGCGTCAATCGTACCGTTAACTCCGATATCAAAAGCGACTGCGCCATATGTGTCCTCGGGGATAACATCATTTCCGGGAGCAGTACCCGCGACGACCGCAGCTTTAGAATATCGGACTCCAGCAATGGTAAAATCAAGCGCGCCGGTTGCTACAGCTGTTTCGGTAGAGCCGATCGCAAGCCCGGTTTTTGTTACCGGATAATTCCCAAGAAGTTTATCTCTGATATCATTCGTGAGCGTTTTGGTTTCATTCAATGAAACGCCAGTAGCATCAACTGTTGTACATCGTCCTGTACCCATATTATTTTCTCCATAGTGCATGGGCGAGAAGTCTCGCCCTATTTAATATTAGGAGTACGCTAATGCAACTCCGACATTGGCAGGATCGCGTACGGTGATGCCGTACCATATAAACAGCCTGTACCGGAATGTCAGATCTTTAATGTCGCCGTCCCAGATGATGTACATCTTCACGCCGTTCTTCATGGTGTCAGAGTAAGATTTCTGGCCAGCGAGTGAACTAAACAAGTCGCCAGGAATCGTCCCGCCGATAACCTCGATTGCATCCTTGTCCCAGAACAAGTTGACTTTCGCAGTTGCGTCAATGTTAAGACGATCAACGGTCGCCGTGTCGAGAATCTGCGTGTCAATGTTTGCATACGCTTTTTCAAGGGTGGTCAACCCGGCATCGTCAAGAGCAATCGGCTTCGGGAAAATTTTCAGATGAGTAGAATCGGGCTTGCTGATGATCGTAAACGTCATCGCCTGTCCAGTAGGGTTCTTATCTGCCAGCCCGATGGCTTGTACAGGGGTTTCGGAATTAGAGATAGTAACCTTGTCCCCAACGTTATAAGACCCCGAAGCAGCTACGACTATAATGGCTTCCCGGTAGTCTATATTAGTTACGGCTTTTGTGGTTGGGTCAACAGACCCGCTTTCAGGTGCAAAAGACTGGTCCCCGGTCACCGTGGTTGCAGGGTCGGCACCACCGATAATATTAGGCAAGAAGGATGCGGCGTAAAGATCGTACTCCGCGATGTTCTGCCCAATCTGCCCGGTTCTCCATGTTTCATCTGGTTTACCTTGGAGAGTCTGACGGGCTGCAAGATCTTTTCCAAACTTCAGGTTTGTCCTATCATTCAGAACAAAACATCTGCCCATGTTGTTAAGTTGTCTTTCATTCTGCATTGCCTGGGCTTCTGCGATGAAATCATACCCCGAAGAAACATCTGAACGGTAGAAAAGAGATCCCTGCTGATAAGCAGCAGTTGCAATATCTTTGTTTAACTCAGTGGCTTGCTGTTTCCCGGATTCCCTACCTGCTCTTTCCCAGAATCTCCTATCTCGCATATTATCAATGCGCTGCGAGATGAAATCGTTGTTAGGCTCCCCGAGTACAGCAGGGTAAGACTCTTCGATGACCCCAGTTTCTAAACCTGTCAGATCCCAACCAGTGATGATTGGCCTGTGCTGCTGCACTGGTTTCCAGATAACGTTGCCCGAGTTCTGCATCATTCCGCCATCAGGCTCGCTAAAATCAGTCAAGTCAAGCATCATCTCTTGCTTTTCATACGTTTCTTTAGAGTTCTCAAAAAGATATTCTACAACTTTACCTGTTGTTAATGCGCCTGTTGCCATTTATTTATCCTCTACCACTTCTTGACATCGGCCCCGGCTTTCTTCGCTGCTCCCTTGTGCTTAAACATTGCCGAAACATCGCCTTTCTTTACGGCTTCGTCATAGGCTTTTTTGTGCTTAGAGGGAGTAGCAGTGCCCCCGTCTTTCAACTGGGTTACCGGTGGTCGTGCTTGAGTGGTCTGGTTTGTTTGTTGTTTAGAGAGTCTTTTTTTCTGTTCACCGAGGTACACTGCCGCCTTAATGCCGGTTGGGTCTTTTGAGAGTAGGTTCTGAAATTTAGCAAGAGCTACCTTGTTTCTCCCAAGATAACCCATTACCTTTTCGGATCCCTTACCCATCCCACTAATAAACAGGTCAACCACAGAATCACCGCCATTGGGACGGATAGTCTCAACCGCAGATCTAACCGCGTTATCAGCCGCTTTGTATACCTCAGGACTCATGCCGCTTTCTTTCAAAAGCTCATCAGCCCTGTCATAGTGAGCTTCCAGAGACTCTTCAAGTTTTGTCTTATGAGTCTCAACAGCCTCGGTTTGCTTTCGCTGATTCTCAATCCTGACTTGACGGCCTTCAGCCGCTATATCCTCGAACCTGTCCTTGGCTGCGTAATAGTCATCGTCAGTCTCGAAGTCCTCCATCCTGGGTCGCTTGTTTTGCGTGGGTGGCTGTTCCTGCTGCACCCGCCCATTCTTAACGGCTTCGAGTTCGGCTCTAAGTTTATCAATTTCGGAATCCTGTTCCGAAATCTTCCCTTGCAACCGCTTCTTGGCTTTGAGATGTTTAACAGGTTTTACGGGTTCGGAATCATCGCCTTCTTTCCCAGGAGTCTCTTCGTCGACTAACTCCCACGCTTCTGGCTGCCTGGCTTCTTCTTCTTCCGTATTATTATCTTCCACCGCTTCATCGGCGTTCTCGATAACTTCCTCAACATCTCCGTTTTCTATCTCTTCAATAGTTGGCACTTGGCTTCTCCTTGTAACCTTCCACGACTGCCGCCGTTTTTTCGGTAGGTTTTTCGCCTTGTGGGTTTCGCCCTGGTGGGCAGTAAATAAAAAAGCCTTGAAAACGCATCACCCATCCGATCTCTCGGGAGTTTACGTTGACAAGGCTTGAGTGTTTCAATACCTAATATTTGGTCGGAAAAGGAGGATTCGAACCTCTGCTTGGTGGTCCCAAACCACCCGTGCTACCGTTACACTACTTCTCCGTTAAATCTTCCATGCTGAATTGCCGCAAATACTCATTTGGTTTTTTTCAGGGTTACCTCTCTCGTAAGCCATGTCGATGTGGGTAGGCGTCTTTGCTTCTCTAAACAACCGCTGCACCCTCCCTATAATAAATGCTCTATTTGGCATCATGGTTTAAAATTCTCCGAAACATTCCACGTAACAATCTTACCCTTTTCGAACGAGATTGTCAATTTGCCGTAGAATTTACGGGCTATAAGATTGGTTATGACCTCGGCCACGCTTTTACATATCTTGCTCATATTAGTCCCCCGTTAGTGCTTAACTAAGTTATTGATTGCCTACATTGTAGCACTGGCGGTAGGAGTTAGCAAGTCCTTTACTTTCAATTGGTTGTCAAGGTGGGAGCCCTGTGTGTCGACTTGGGTTTTACTTATAGTTGCCCCGGCTTTTTGTGCCTCAACCTGAACTTTCATTCGCTCAGTTTCTGCTCTGAAGATCTCAATTTTCTGTTCTTGCTGCCTGATCTGGAAATCCATCTTGTTCTTATCGTCTGCTGTCTTGGCTTGCATCTGGTCGGCCTTGCCTTTCTCCATCTCAGCTTGAGCCGCAAGCATCATTGGGTCTGGTTTCTCAGGCTGGTTCTGAATCTCCTGCATCATCGCGATTTCTTCATCAGTGTCAGGCTCACGGATACCCATCTTGATTAGTTCTTTGTTGGAATATTCCCGAATCTCTTCGGTGTCTATGCCGTCCGTGAGTTCCAGAGACTTCAACATCAAGATCTTAAACGCAGGTGAATTGGGATCAAGTTTACCAAGCTTCTCATCAATAGAAGCGACAGTCTGCTCTTTCTGACTCTTGTAGTCCGGGCCTATCTTCGTGTAGACTTCGAACTCTGCGCTTCGAAGGTCGTTAAGGATGACCATTTCGTCTGTCTCTTCGTCCCATATCGCAGACATCACATCAATCTGTTTCCGTGTCCCGTCTGGCGCTGTTACCATCTGTTTCCTCGGTACATCATGAATCTCTGACGACATGGAAGCGTGGATCTCTGCGTCCCGGCGCTTGGCATGTTTAAAATGAGTCTGGTAAATCATAGACTGCATATCAAGCCTGGCTTGAAGTGCCATGATTGCTTTGCCGGCCAAATCAACATCGGCTACATCTTGGGGGATCCCCGGGTTCGCGACATCTTCCACTGCTTGTCTCGTTAGGTCAATCAACAACGGCAACGCAGTGGGTACCTGCTGTTCTGGCATTGTAGGTATTGCGCCAATCGGGATCGGTTGACCGTCTTCATCTTTACTATTGAGCAAATAGTAAGGGAGGTTATTGTCTGCCCCAGAAACATCATACATATTGGCAAACCCCGCTATCTGCTCGGGGGTGAATATTGGCTTAGGTCGTGGCGAACGAGAAGCTATGTCAGCAACATATGACATGATGAAGTTCCTCAATCGCTGCGGATCTTTCGCGAGCCTGGTGATACCTTCGTAATGTTCTTCCCCCTCAACATAAGCGTGTTCGCCGTAGCATGGGACAATCGGTATATGCTGACCTGCAATGATTTCCCCGACTCTCTCGCCGTCCTTCATCTCTCCATTCAGGATCTCAGAACCAGACGCAATGTATTTTGTGACCTGATATCGCTCGGTCATTTTCTCGGATTCGATTGTATACCCGTGGTCCATCATTTCATCCATGACAGATTCAAGCGCTTTCTCACGGAGCTCCGACTCCATACCGAACGGGTCCACCATGGTCAAGATCTTCTCTTTAACAATCTCCCGATGGTAAAACTCAACAACATAGATCTTCTTGCCTTCGCCGCCAATCCAAGGGAATGTGTATGATTGGTCGGGCTGCTTGAACGAATCGGCATCGATAGTTTTTGGACGTTCTCCGGTCAATTCCTCGACAAGATCCAAATAACCATCCTCTGAATATGCCCGGAGTTCATCAACCCAACCGGCATCTGATTTATCCAGTAACTTTGCATTCGGGTCCCAAAACACAGTGTTGTTAGCTTCGAAGATCGGTCGCCGTTTCACCGTCTGATTTTTATTAGACGATTGGAGTGACACGTAGTCGGTATACAACGCCCACGCACCAACACCACAGATCACAGCCTCTTGCTTGCCGTTCTCATAAGATTCAATACTTACGTTGTTCTGGTCATCAGTCCGATAAATCCCATCGATCAACTCGGCTGCATCATCACGGGTCCCATCCAGAGGTTCAAAGTCCACTTGAACAGGGTTCGAAGCGAGGTCGGAGAGTATCTGCCGGATCGCCTTTTTAAGTATATTAAACTCTCCACGATACCCAAGGTCCGACTCGCTTAGGAAAGCCTCATCCCATTGAGTGATAAGCGCGAACACCATATCGTCAGCAGCCCTTTCCCTGGTGATCTGCCCGGAGTCAAACCCCTTGTCGTGCATCCGCTTTAGGTCAACTAATGTTAACGCCATATTATCTCCGTCCCATTGGTCTGATTGGTGTTGGCATTTTAAATTTTGGTTTCCCGCTTTCGATATCTCCAACAGGTTTCGCAAATCTTTCCATCATCTTACCGTACCGCCCTGCATCAAGTAAGTCATCTCGAACTTTGATGATTGTACCCTTTCCGTCACCTGATCTATGATATTGTCTATGTTCTTCCATGTAATCAGGCTGGCCCCTGAATATCTTAAACTTACCCTTTTTCTGGAGATCATTAATCATATATATTCCACTCTCAACAGAGTTGCCCCCGCCAATCCATGTGGCATGATTAGGAAGCATCTTAAACCCAGCCTTAATGTAGTGTTCTTTTTGCATGCGGTTCACATCTCTGCCCTTCTCATGCTGTAACCCGTCATGAGGCCATGCAACCGGGATGCCTTTAGCCCATGACTGTACGGCTCCCCACGCATCATTAGCGCTTACCTCTCTGGCCTTCCAGCTGTTTACAACATAAGTGATATCGTTATCAGGATCAAACGCCAACTTCACAAACCCTTGGGGATGATCATATCCAAAGTCCATACCAATTATAACGTTCCAGAAATCAGGAATATCAAACGGGTCACACAATATGAACTCATCTGCAATGTCATAGATACGCCCATGACCAAGCATCGGTTCACCTTCGGACCTCATCTTTCTTTGGTGTTCAGGATATTGGGCAAGCAGCCGTTCTTTCTTTTCTTCGGTCATATGAGGAGCATCATTCCAACCCACCTGCATGTATGTCTGGTCTTTGCTTGCGTTGTCAGAGAATTGTATAACTAATTCTGTGCGCCCGTTCTCGGGGGTAAACGTGTAAATAATTCTTCCACCTTTGCCGCGGTCCCCGTTTATTGTTCGGGTCAGAAGCTGTGGTCTGATTGATTGATCCTTTGGTTCCTCGTCCACATGCACCCAATCCACAACGTCACCCATGATAGCGTGTTGTCCCTGAGTGTATGACCAAAACTGTACCACCGCTGTTCCGAGCTTATGTTTTACCCGGATTGTTCGCATTGCGTTGACTGTGCCCTGCGCTGATTCCCAACTAAGGATATCTTCCTTCTTGACCAGGCCACCGGCAAACCCTCCGGAAGTGGTATACTCTCCGAAGATTTCCTTCTGCAAAAGATCACGGGTCTTCTCCATGGAATAACCAAGCAACCAAGCAACCGGAGCGTGTTTAAATTTATGCCCCGGGTAATCATCTGGATAGTCTCCAGTTAAATGATAAGCGTCGATGGTTGTACCTGATCTCGTTTTCCCAATTTGATTAGCCGCACAAAGACAAGTCTCGAAAAACTCCTTAGTGCTGGCGCAAAACTTCCTCTGCCAGTCATAAAAAGAATCGTATTGCCTCCGGAGCCTGGACCCATCAAACCGCTTCTTCTTTTCCTTGAGAAGCTGAATCAGCTTGACCTTATCGGCCTTGCTCATGGCTTTGGGGTTCTTACTCATCAACGCCCTGGCTTAAAGATTCTATTTCTGCGTCAAGCTCTGCGTTGGTTTTGTTTTCCAGGGATAGACCTCCGGACAATTCCAGCCTGTCCTTAACCTTGCCCTCTGTCCTGTCAAGATATTCCCGGATAGCTTTAACGTTTCCCGTCTTAGCCTCTGCCAATAGAGCATCGTAAACAGCGTTCCGCTGTTTAACCGATTGCCTCTTCCTTAGATCCAGTGCTTCCGCTTCTATTTCGCACAACTGATCAATAGTAAAACACTTATAAAGCCCGGCTACCGTCTTGTATTTGAGCACAGACAAAGCCATGTCTTTTCTGTTCGGGAAATCATTTTCGGGATCGCCCATGAACAATAGCAATGTCTCTCTATGTTTGTCTGCCGCTGTCCTATCGTCCATTTATAAATCCTTTTCCTGATATCCTGCCAACTTTTATTATATAATACCCGGCTTAGTGGCTAATTCTTGGCGAGTCATAAAGTATAACCTCCCGCCATGCTAACCCTTCTTCCCCACAACCCCATCCCAACCGGGGAAATTCTTGATTACATTGCCATCCTCATCCACATGCGTTCCGGCCAATTCCGGATATAGCGCAAACAACACATCCTGCTCGTCCTGTCTGCACACATAAAACGGCATGTAGCCCTCAGTTACAAACTCTGTCAGTGCTTCCGTCAGCGTAGTCCCGTTTGATGCAGCCATAAAATCATCGACCACTCTCCATTCGACTTGCACCCCAACCAACTCCAAACCGTCCAGCATTATTCCAGGCCTGTAAAATGTGGAGTGTATCGACAACGGCAACAAATCATCATCACACATGAGCGCCACTTTCCGCGCGCCAATTTCCTCGGGTGTTAGCCGGGTCCATATACATATAGATTCTGTCATAGCGCCTCGATTAGTAGCGGTTTAATTTGTTTTGAGAATGGAGAGACATCCCACGACAGATAAACCCACGCCTTGCCCTCTCCGTCCACATCAACAATGATGTGCCCTGTGGAATCCTGCGCGGCTCCCCAAACAATCCCACCACCATCATCAACGCCAATCTGGAAATATCTACCACCAGGCAAAACCCCGGCATCTATCATATCGTTTTCATCGCCGTAACGGATCTTAAATGAGTACTCAGTGTTTGCAGCCCAGTCCAAATCATACTCCGCGACATTCGTTCCATCGTCGGATAGCAGTTTCCCGCCTGTCCCGCCATCGTTTTTAAGCAGTAACACGCTATCGATCCCGGCTATTGTGCTCAGGACGTTAGTAGTCTCATTTGATGCTAATATTGTATTCCATGCCGCTGCGTTGATCATACCCGATGATATCTGGGTTCGGATTGGGTCGACGAGCTGTACAGAGTTGGCCACTGATAATGCAAGTGTCGAGGATGCCGTAAATCTATCACCAGCCACCAAACCTACTCCGAAATAATCTGCTGTGGTTGCGATTATCTCATAATGATCATCTATCGATAGGGTCCCGGTTTCGAGGATTGCCCCTGAAGACTTACCTCTCGTCAAATCCAACTCAACAGGAGTCATCTCCTTGCGAGTTTGGGTTGTTGCTGCGAGTGTTGTAGCCCCGAGTCTTGAGCTTGGGATTACTGATATGGGTAGGGTTTTGGATTCAATGAGTCGTGGTAGGCGGAAATAGAGTTTGGCTCCAACATTCGCTGATTCTGTACGCACTCTCAATAGACGAGTATTGTCAGATGGAGTGACACTGCTATTGCCGATAGCGGATATTGTGCTACCAAATTTTACAAAATCTGTAGGTATAAAATTCAAATACGCCTGTATCTCACCAGTTATTAGATCTTCAGTAAACCCTTCTATTGCCCACGAATGCGCATTTGTATTACCCACGAGTCCATTTATTTGGAAAACAGCTGACCCAGAATTAAAAGAAGTTATTTCAACTAAATACCACTCTGCGCCGTATTTTTCTACAATCACTGGTTCTGACGAGATACTGTTTAGTGTGACTATCCCGTCAACACTCCCCTGAGGTATCCCATCGCACAGCACCTTGTTCGTGTATGATGGCTCGGTGAGGATAAAATCCCCAACCCACGCCACCACATCAGCCGCATACTCAACCAACCGATCGCCGATTTTGACGGATACCGACCCATCCCTTCGTTGAGTCCAGCGCTTTCCAATTGTCCGAGCCCCGTTCAATATCCACGACAACGGGTGCCCTATTGGCCCATGGAATATGTGTCGCATCAGCGGGTTTCCCCGAGTTTTACAATGAGATTTGGCGTGCCTGTTTTGGATTTAGCGTAGAACAAAACCCTATTCGTGGGGATAATGTACGCCTCAGTGAACATAACCTCGGCTTCTATTGTAATTTCGTATGCACCAGCGTCACTCCAGGCCTGGAAATATGCTGGCAGTCCTTCAACCCAATACGTCACAACCCGCGCCTTATCATGAGACGGATAATCCTTCGGTATTTCAATAGCCGTGTATGTGCTTGCATTCAATGGAATAATTATCGGTTTAGCTATCATAAAAACCTCATAAATTTAGATTTAACATTATTTTCTTTTATTATAGTAACATACGCGGGGGATGTCAATCTATGGCTATTTTGTGTTAATTATTTTCTATCTTTCTTGATTAAATGTATTGCAATTAATCAAGAGGCATGTTACATTTAATCAGGATCAAGAAGGAAACCACTAACCCGGCACACAGGTGAAAATCATGAAAACCCAAATCACAAAAAGCCAGAAAAAAACAATCAAAATTTTCTCAGACGACATCGGAAATATTAAGTTTCTTGAAAGCGACACAGTGATAAGCGCAGATTTTACCGGGACAGAACATGAAGCATGGGGGCGACAGGAGTTCAGGACAGAAGCAGGGAAGGATGCCACGCAGAGATTTTGTGAATTTTACTGTAACCATATTCAATAATAACCCGCCGGGGAGACCCGGCATAAAGGAGGAACTGAACATGATTAGACTAATGATAGCTATTATATTTATAGGCAGCATATACACACATCGCGTTGAACCAGAACAACTGACAGGTTTTATGACTGGAGGCATAACATTTCTTGGCATGATGTGCATAGTGTGTGGCTGGGGGGATCTTTATGATTACGAGTCGAGGTGGTCACCAGAACGTTGTATGTGCTCAATATTAGTTGGCGCGTTATTAACCATTGGTGGAATAGTTGTTATGTGCAATGTGGCTTAATTTTTAACTAACCGCCGGGGAAACCCGGCACAAGAGGAACCATGGACGAATTAGTTATCATATTAGCGGGAGTATGTTTGATAGTGCTCATTTTGGCTTTAACGTTCGGCCCAAATTGGTAAACAGGAGCAACTGTGGGGACAGAAACAGTAATAAGGATTGTGGGAGATGTATTCAGGCTCGAAGATATCACGAACACAGACATCGACGCATTAGTCGAAGAACTTGAGTCCGATGCAACTTTTTTCACAGACCGTGAAATCGAAACCGCCAAGCGCGAACTGGCTGAATACAAAAAGGAGATAGGTAATGCCAAGTGAATTTATCGAAATGATTAACGGGCAGGTTGATAAAAATTTCAAGCCCCTCATCGGGCATGGTGGGAAAAGAGATAGGGCAGGACGGAAAGGGGGGTCTATAAAACCCGATACTCTGGATGTATTAGTAACATTCAGATGTAGCACAGGGTTTCTAAAGCGGCTTGATGACCATCTTGTCAACCACAAGCAGAACCGGTCACAGTTTCTGCTTGAAGCGGCCAATAACCAATATAACAGGGAGAGAGACAATGACAGATAAATACAGCAAATATAACACGGCAATCGGTGACGACAAACTCATCTCAGACATGAGGATCGCACTGTCAGCCATCAGGCCCCGGCCAACGCACTGCCAAAAACATGAAATCTCCCCTGCTGGCATCGGTAGTCTTGGGGACGTAGATCCATCTACATTCTCGCCCGGCAAATACGTCTACAGCAAGATAAGCAACGAATACATGCCCTACACCCCTGCTCTGGATAAATATCTCGAAGAGCCTGGATATTCAGTTGTCATGGTTCACCCCGGCAAAGTAGTGTGGGAGCAAACTGAGGCAGATGAATTCCTGCCACATTTTGACATCTACGTAAACGGACAGCGCTAAACGCAAAAAGCCCCGGCGATTAAACCGGGGCTTCTTAGGGGAGGAGAGAAAAGCTTAAATTCTTAATCTGATTATTCTTTATCTCATCCCCTGCGTTTTATGTCAATTATTATTTTCCGGCTCTGTGTATCAGTCCTAATACTTCGAGGGCCCTTGTTGAACCTCTTTTTTCATGCTCCCTAAACCACTTTGAGTCCATGGCTTCGTTTGCAGTGGTTGCCCAATTGTTTGCCATAGCTGCCTCTATCATGTTCACAAATCCACGAAATCTTGTTTCTCCCATGTTTATAATCATGTCCGTGAATGCTTCTACTATCAGAGCAGGAAGGTTGCGTCGTCCGAATATCTTTTCCAGCGAACCCATAGCGTTTTGGATATCATTGCAAAGAAGAAATTCAGCCTCCTCGACAGTGATACCGTTATCTTCAATATTCCTTCCATACCCTATGGTTAGTTTTCCTGCCGTGCATCGATACGGCTTCAACTCCTCTCCCTCGCGCTCCTTAGTTCTTTCTATTATGTTCTGAAATGTCTTTGTAACCACATCCATATCAAACCTCCTCGTATTATTTCTTATTGGCTTTCCGTAGCTTCTTTAATTCGAAATAGTCAATGAATCCGCCATATTTTTTAACGTATGAAACCCAGGACAGTAACAGGTGGGGGTGAGTTTTTAGGAACATTTTGCGCTTAATAAGGGCATCTGGGGTACAAAACCCTTTCACGTCAACTACTTCGAGCGTCCCGTCTAAATGCCTGACCACAAAATCAGCTTGGTAAATTATAGCCCTTATAGTTCCGTCTGGGCCTTTGAATTTTTCTTGCAACACATATCTTGGCTGAAGCTCAAAGTCGGATATTGCCCCGCAAGATTTCCCTTCTTTGAGATGCTCGTAATACATTCCTTCATGGCCAGAATCGAACCATATCCCATCAATTTTTATTTTCTTTGCGTTGGATCCTCTTGAATTTTTAGCCACGCCCCCTCCTCACCCTAAACCTCGTTAACCTCAAACTCAACCCATAATTCCAACCGCTAATTGATGCGCAGGTCTTCTCGTCGGACCTGCGCTGGTTCCAGTGTGCTATTTGCAAAACCCGTCTATTCCTGCCAAGGCAATTTTCAAGCTCGTCCTGTTAGCCCTGACTATATGGCACTTTTTCGTCGCCTTAATCTTACTCTCTTCTTTCTGTTCTTGCGGAGCAACGTAATATCCGTTATCCCGCTTCCTCTCTTGCTGCATCCTGTTGTTGATCGCTGTTCGTTGTATCATATTACCTCCTGAATTCTAAAATATCGTCGTTAAATTTAGCCCGGAGATCATCAAAAATAACCGGGACTCTCTGCGAAACGTCATCCAGTAGGGGTAGCATTAGTTCCCTAATCTGCGGGTGAGATGCCTTGGCGCAGCGAAGGTTGAAAATGTGTAACCACTCGCGCAAATTCGTACTGCATATTATGTCGGCCTTTAGACATGTAGGCAGAACCGATCTTGCTTCTTGAGCCTTTGAACCTGAGTCCAATAATTCCATGTAGTTTTTTTCAGCTTGCCCCATGGACACGGCCCAAATTCGATATTGTCTTGAGTCCTCCGGCCAGAATCGCGGCTTTATAACAGTGATTTCCCTTCCGAATTTTTCCTTACTGTAATTCGCATATCTTGTTGATTCCTGAGAGAACGCGCATAAACGATGCCTGACCAACTCATGAGTTATCCCCCGATCACAGATAAACCGGACGGAAAAGGAAATATGTTCCAACACGCTGGCATGCCCTGATTTTATCAGCCTACGAATCAGATCCTCTGCTGAACCCTCCGTAATTTTATCCTCGGATTTATAGCAGGTTCTGGCTGCAAGTTCCAAGAGCTTCATAATCTCATCACCTGAGGGGAGATTCAATATTTCATACGATGGTTTTATTATTTTCATGCTATTTCCCCTCTGCTTCGATGATCTGTTTGTTTTTCTTGAGGTACTGGTGGAACATATAGACCTCACACCCACCCTCTCTGCAAGAAGCCCCTTTGCCTACCATCGAGCACCCTATACTCTTGCAGAAATCATATGACTCATAAGGCCTAATCTCGTCCTTCACCCCGTCCAAAATCTTGGAATGCATTAAACATGCGTAATGTGCGATTTTCAGAGCATCCCTGTTCGCTTCTTCTGGCCTTGAATTTGATGCAGACCGGTTGCAATATCTCTGGATGCAGTCGGAACATTGCTGAACTGTCCAGCCTTCTGCCTGATCATTGGGAAAGTCTCCATATTGTGGCACTGTATATTCTTCAATGTGATCCAAAACCATCAGTGAAAACTCTTGCCATTGTCGGCCCCTGCTTGAAATTTCATTCATATCATTGGTCCCTCTTCGGTATCGTTTATTCTTTGCTCAAGCCTTTCAAGCTTTTGCTTTTTAAATTCATCAACAAGCGTTGGTCCTATGATAAGTCTCGCTTGTTCGGCCATAATCAAAACGTCTGCGACCTCCTCGGCTACTGGCGCACATCCGGTACGGGCCCTGAAATAACGGCTAATTGCAGAAATTAGCTCTGCACATTCTTCCATGACCATCCCTAATTGAGCTTCCTTACCCCATAATTCAGCTGCTCTGTTGTATAAATTTTCGCTCATACCCCAACCTTTACCCATTTTGAATTATCCATTAACTCCTGGCTTAACGTAAACCTATCCCCTGACCCCTGATCGCGCCCCATGCAGCGAAACAATCCACGGGATCCGGTGCTCATCAGCATACATATTTTACGGGTGTTCCGAAGATGCGAGTTTTCCAGAACATCCCCTGCTTTAATATCGTTCCCCTTCGAATCTTTCATTGTTAATTTCCCGATCTCTTTTTCTATCAAATATTTAATATGTTCAGCTTTTCTCTCGGTTGGTGTTTTGATGTCGTCCATACATCCCCTCTCTAACTTTTTTCTGATGCCAATATCTCTCTTTTCCCAAATCTTCTGACAGCTTTCGACATTTGCCTCTTCCCGTATTTTGATATCCCAGACTTGCGACTTTTAGCGTGTCTGTTCTCGTCTCTGAAATATTTCCAACCAGCTTCGGACTTGTTGACGGGTTTCATGCTGCCTCCGTGGTTATTTTTTAAATTAGTCCTTTATCACTTCTATTATCGTACAAATCCCCCACACAATAACTACAAAACATAAAAACGAATACCCTGGCTGATTATTCAATAAATCAAAAAATGTCATCCCTGCCTCCTCCCTCGTGGGGTTATTTGTTATTTTTTCTTCTGGATTTTCTCGCTGCTCGATTCTTCTTTTTCCTGGAAAGTTTATGCTTTTTCTCAACCGATGTAACATACCGTTTGTCCCAACAATAGATTTTTTCGCGCTCTTTAATTTCGGGTCGTTTTGTAATGAACCATATGTCTCGAAGATCATCTGGACTCATCCCTGCCTCCTCCCCCGTGGGGTTATTTTATTTCTGACATCACAGATTCTAAATCAAATCCAGTAACACTCATGATCATAAAATCAATATTATCCAAGCTATTTACAGCAACCACCACAGAATCACCTTTGATGTTTTTGACGACTAAATCGTTTATTTCAAAAAAATTTATGTACAATGAATTGAAGCCCACTGTTTGACCTTTTTCATTTACGAAAACTGAAACAACGTAACCCTCTTCGCTTATCATTTGTAATTTCGTTTTCCTGTACTTTTCAAAAGTTGTGCCACTCCCTGCTGATCTGATTTCGTTTATGTGAGTACTAAAGTTGACTGGTTTATAACTGATCCGTAGCAACCTTGGAAAAGCCGCCTTGATTGTTTTTTTGTTTGAGAATAACGCTGAGTTGAAAAGCAGGTTTTTCTTGATCATAAACACACCGTTCGACATCCAATTTCTGTCATAAAAAACAACATCTCTTTGACTCATTATTTTGGCGGTTATCTTAATGTCTCTTTTCATGATATCCCCTCCCCCCATAAGATATGGGAGTGTTATTTGTTAAAGCCCGTTTTTTACCATTTGGTTTGGGTATTTTTGTTTAATCTCAAGAGCGTCTGACTTATCGACTATGTTTATTGTGAGGACTTCAATGCTTTTATAGATCATCCATTCTTCTTTTTGGTATTTCTTGGGGAAAAAATCAGTTTGCTTAGTAAATACCCTCAAGGAGTCACCATCGTCACAATATACAAAGTTTTCATGAAGATCATCATTGTGTAAGTTTAAAAAGAAAACCTCAATCCCGTAAATTGTCATCTCGCAAAAATCTATTTCACTTGGTTCTGTAGGTGCGCCTTCTAATCTCATCTTCCCCTCCGCTATCCCTTAAATGTTAATAATCTTCAATGCTTACGATTCTATTTTTATTAATGCAGGAACAGTTTCTCTTTCGGTATTCCCGGAAAACCAAGAACTCGGCTTCTGTATCGTCTTCGTGGAGTTTGCTTATCCCCCAGGACCCGCTTTCATGGTTGTAGCCTTTTTTGTGTTCGCTCATGATTTCAGCCTTAAGTTCAATGTTATCCCCAAAACTTCCGGTTATTGTTATTCTCTTGAACTTTGGCTTCTTGGCTCTGTTCTTCGTGACATGTATTTTCATATCGCTATCCCTTAAATGTTTGGTTATTAATAGTTGTAGTTTCTTGTATCCTGATACCTAAAAAACTGCCCCTCAAAAGTAACCTTATCAACCATTCCTATTGCGCCTTTTCTGTTTTTTGTTACATAAATAATTGCAGGGATTGGACCTTCGTTATTTGTTTTATGCTTTGATTCTTTTTCTTCGTCGCTCCCGGGCTCTGGCCGAAACGGTCTTGGGAATAAGATAATGTCGCTATCCTGCTCAATCGACCCCGCGTCCCTTAAGTCAGAGTTTTTCGGAGCCTTGACGTTTCTCGACTCTATACTCCTGTTCATCTGGCAAAGAACAATTACGGTTGCGTCAATTTCTTTTGCCAAAAGCTTAAGCTGCCTTGTTATCTCAGCTTTGGGGCCCTGGCCGTCTTTGTTCCACCCGTCAATCAATCCGAGATAATCAACAATTACCCACTTAATACCCCGGGTTATTTTGGCCTTCTTGCTCCTTGCATAAATCTGATCCATTGAAAGCTTAGGAGTTGCGTCGATCTCAAATGGCATCGATTGAACAATGTCAAAGCATTCATCAAGTTTCTTTTTTGCCCACTGGTTCTGCTTGTAAATAATCTTTTGTTGGAAAAGGATATCTGCCGGGATGTTCATCATGTCGCAAGCCATCCTCTTGACAAGCTGATTCCCGGTCATTTCCAGGCTAAATATCAGCCCTGGAACATTTGCAAAACCCATACTTCTGGCAATATTCATACCAAGGATTGTTTTCCCATCCCCAGGTCGACCCGCCACGATAACAAACTCATTGCCCATGAAACCTCCGATTGTATTGTCAAGGGCAGTTATTCCGGAAGATAGGCCGTTTGATTTACCAGAATTTATCAACTCGTCCACTTCGTCAGATACTTCGTCACACAGAGATTTTAGATCCTGGGCCCTTGCACCATCCGTTCCAGTTGTCTCTGATTGGACCTCAGTGAATATATCCGAGGGCTCTTTACCACTTCTGCAATGTTCCAGGCCTTTGCCATATGCCCTAAACATCTTTCGCAATCTACGGCACTTTACGAGCCTTGATCTTGCTTGTGATAGGTTGGATGTTATAGGGCTATCAACCAGCCTTACTATTTCAGACGCTTCCATCTGCCCTTTTAAATCAGAACATACAGAAACAAGGTCCGCAGTCCCTCCGGATTTAATGAGGTCGCTAATGGACCCGAAAACAATTGCCCGGGTTCCTGTGAACATATCCGGAATCATTTCCGCATTAAAATAATCCATATTGTTATTTACAAATGTCGCAATAATAGATTCTTCTGTTGCTTCATCATACATCGCCATGGTTGTTTGCTCATTATCCATTCAAAATCCTCCCTGCTCCCAAAGCTTTTTCATACTCAGATAATCCAGAATCATTTTTATTACCGGGCAATTCATCTTCCCACCTTCTTGCCGTTATCCAACCCTGGGCCATTATAGGTGTCGAACCGCCCTCAATAATTCCCGAGCGCCTCGATGATTCTCCATAAGCAGCGTTAACGATGTTTTCAACAAGCGAATCTGTAAGTTGATGAATATCAATCCAAGAGTCTGCAGCGCTTGCCTTGCCGGATTTATAATTAAACGCT